GCGCGCGGCCTGTACCTGACAGGAAGCGACTGGGGAACCATTGCGGACAAACTGGGTGCGAAGAAAGCGACTTTACAGAAGCGCGCTGAAAGAGAAGGACTAACAAAATTGAGACGGGAGGCGAAATCTATTTCTCTTACAGAAATTTCTGTAAAGACAGAAAAGAGCTTAGAAAGCCTCTCCGCTCTAGTCCGTTCGAAACTGGCAGCAGATGCAGTGTCAACGCTCGAACGGATCGACAGCTATGACTTGGACGGCATTCGTGATGAATCGGTCCGTGAGACTATCCTTGGCAGCGTGGCGAAACGCTCTGCGTTGGTGTTTGGCTGGTCTGAGCAAGGTGAACAGGCGTCGGTATCGATTAACTTGCTCGGTCAAATGCCCGACCGAGCGGCTGAGATTCAAGTCACAAGTGAACCGTCCGACAAGTAAACATAACAGGTAATGTGCATGGCAGTCGGACTGATAGTCAGCATTAGTTTTGCTTATGGCAGAAAAGGATTGTTTTCTTGGGGATAGCAAAGAGGGTGGACGCCTAGGGGTAGACCCCCTTTTGGGGGTGGGCTTCGTTTACGATACCCCCCTCAAAAATTTTCCACCTTTTTGACCATGATAAACAAAATTCAAATCGGTCAAAGTATTACTTTAACCTACTGCGAAAAGAAGTTGTCGCATTTTGTTGCTCGTCATCGAAACGGTAATAATCGCTATTTCAATATCACCAACCTAAAGATCAGCTCGGATTCGCCGCATGCTGTTGATCTTGAGGGTATTGCTGGCGAGATTGCTTTCTGTCGCTTGTTCAATGTGTATCCTGATTTGGACACCGACCGACCGCCCCCGCACCCGTTCCACGACGCGACGATTCATCCTGCTCCCGGTTATCGCATCGATGTCAAAACAACCAAGTACGAGTCTGGAAAGCTATTGGTGGACGCTCGCAAAAACAGCGTGAAGACTGATGCTGTTGATTTCTACGCTCTGATGACTGGATCTTTCCCAGGACCGTACACTTACCGTGGAATGATAGCGCGAGAGACGATCATCGCGCCGAATAGGATTCAGACGATCAAGGGTTATCGCTCTTACGTTGCCACACAGAATGAGCTTATTGCCAACCCTACGGATGCCACATTCTGATTGACAGATTGGCTATTTCTGTGCGTGAGTCGGCTTATCGACCTTAAGCAATGCGGGGGCTTGGTCAGCCATCGCAAAACTGTCTAAGTGGAAGTGACGCTCCGCATGTGGTAATAGGTTGGATAATCATCCACTGTGTGGTGGATAGTTGGCCAACCATAACGTCGGTTTACTTTTTCATCTCATGGCTTGTCCTAATGTCTTTAATGCGTTCGCCGTTGCGACTGAGTCGCTCGCGCAGGACGTTTACAAACGCGCCTCGTACCGCTCGATGTGGCTCAACATGATTGAGCGCGGCGAGTATCCTCAGGGTACTGGTTTGACCCAGACCTCGTTCACCACCACTTCCATCGAGCCGACTGCGGCTGAGGAGTGGTCGGCCATCACGCTCGCCAGTGGCGAAAACGGTGGCGCTTGCGATGTCACCTACAATGACGTTCCGGTCGGCTATAATGCCGTTACTTGGAGTCCTGAGCGTTTCGCTCTGAAAGGTCCTCTCTTGTGTAAGGACGATCTGACCTTCGACCATCGCGTCGAGGCGTTTCTGCGGGTGTACTTGGAGAAGCTCTCGATCCGCGCACAGCGTTCATGGGAAACCCGCTATCAGAACACCTTCGCCAAGTTCGCTATCAAGGCAGTGGCCGACTCGTCCTTCACTCAGGTTGAGACGATTCCGTCCGGCGTGAATGAGTTCCCCTGGATTCAGACCGGATCGGCTGGTCAGGCGCTCAATCAGTCCACTTCTGAGCTGACTCAGGAGATGCTCGATGTCGCGGCTGCCACGTTGATCCGCAATGGTGCGACGAATCCTGATAGCTCTGGCTTCATCAGCTATTCCAGCGACGGCCCGATCTTCCCTTTGTACATCGGCTTGGAGGCTTCGCAGCGTATCGCTCAGAACAACCCGGCGTTCCGCGAGGATCTGCGTCAGGCTGATATGGGCAGTGGCAGCGGCGCTGAGTTGCTCAAGCGCATTGGCGCGAATCGGGTCATCAAGAACTTCCGGCATGTGCCGAATCTGTTCCCGCCCCGGTTTACCTATGCTGGCGGCAAGTACACGCTGGTTCAGCCGTTCACTAGCGCGAGCGGCACCAAGGGTACTGTGTTCAGCGTCAACCCGAGCTGGGTGACTGCTCCGTTCGAGGCTGCGTTCATTGTCACCCCGTACGTCTTCAAGTCGCACATCGTGCGTCCTGTGAACCGCGTTGGTGATTTGAGCTGGATGCCGACCAACTACATGGGCGAGTGGCAGTGGGTGACGGGTGCCTACAAGCTCGATGTGGATTGCGCCGATCCGCTGGAGAAGAAGGGTCAGCATTACGCTGAGTTCGTTCATGCCTCGGAGCCTGTTTTCACTAACCAGGGCATGACGATCATCTTCCGTCGTTGCACTGGCGCTTTGACCCAGATCATCTGCTCGTAATCGATCAGAGGTTCATACGAAAGATCCGCAGGTCGAAAGGCTTGCGGGTTTTTTGTTTTTGGCTATCTTTGCCGTCGGGTTGATTCATAGGTTGTGTGTCTAATGCCGCTACACGCGGCAACCCCTCATCGGCTCGAAAGGCTTGGCGAGGGGTTTTTTATTGACACAGTAGGCCACGAAGTGATGCTGCCCGTATGCCGAGTTTTACCATCCCAGAAGGCGTTGAGATTCCCGAGAATTTGAAGGAAGGCGAGGCGTTTCAGACGATGGCGACTATCGTTCTTGGCAAGGGCGGCAAGGCTGAGGTTATCGAGATTGATGGCATGGTCATCCCAGGCTACGAGAAGAAGTCGAAGGGCAAGAAGATGGCCGAGCGTGGTGAGGAGGAGGAGTACGAGGAGGAAGAGGAAGTTGCTGGTGGCGGCGGCGGCGAAGGCTTCATCGCTGAGGTGATGCGCCGTGGTTCTGGTCCGATGGCTTAAATTCTAAAAGCGTATGGCTGACATTACTTGTGCAGAAACGGCAACGCTACTGAGTGAGGTTAGCCCACTTGGATGTCGCGCACCGTGGGAGCGTGAGATGGCTAAGTTGGCACTTCTCAATCGTATTGCTGATGGCGCTGGAACGGCGGCGGCAAATGCTGCGGGATTTGGAACTGTTCGATCTGTCACGGCAACCACGGCAATCGTTTCGAGTGATTTCGCGATTCTCGCCAATTCAACATCGGGTGCGATTACGGTTTCGCTTCCCCCGGCGGCGACGGCTAATGGGCGGATATTCTTCGTGAAGCGGGTGAATGCGGGGGCGAACAACGTGACTATTGACCCGTTTGGCGCTGAGACGATTGACGGAGCGGCGACTCTTGCTTTGACGACGCAGTGGGCCAAGGCTCAATTTATCAGCAACGGAACGGCTTGGTTCATCATCGCAACCTAAAGATATGGCCGACGCATCATCCATCACCTGTACGGAAGCTGCTGAGCTTATCTCCGAGGTTTCGGCGAGCGGATGTCGTTCTCCGTGGGAGATAGAGATGCTTGAAATTGCGCTTCTGAATCGAATTTACGATGTGACTGGTGCGCCTGTTGCGTTTGCGTTGACGGCGGATTTGACCGTTGTTACGGCTGATGTGACATCGATAACGGCGGACGAGACTCAATTTTAATCTACGGTAAAACCCTTCAATACTTCACATGGCAAAGCAAACGATCAATATCGGAACAGCTCCGAACGACGGAACGGGAACACCGCTTCGTACAGCGTTCGATTACTGCAATCTGAACTTTACGGAGCTGTACACGGCGGTCGGCCCGAGCGGCAACAACATCGTCGTTCCAGGCACCGCCACCATCACCGGCGATCTGACGGTGCGGGCTAATAAGCTGGCTGTCACCAGTACTGGTGTTGGCATTGGAACGGCTACCCCTGCAAACGCTCTTGATGTCATTGGTGGCGATATTCGAATGTCGCTTAACCAGCAGCTTTTTCTGTATTACGGTTCCGCCACCAATTACGCATCGCTGAGGACCGACAACTCAGGAAACGTGCAGGTCTTCACCGGCCTGTCTTCTCCAGCCAATCGTTTCCAGATTGCGAACGATGGTGTCTGCACTTGGTCGAACGTCGGCGGAGTCGCTGGCACCGCCATGACCCTGAACTCCACGGGGCTGGGCGTGGGGGGAAGTCCTGACACCGGACTTTTCACTGTTGGTTCAACCGGAATCACATCGGCGACTACACCGTCGATGCGGATTCTCAGCAACAAAGCCACGCTTGTCGTCACCTCCGACGGCGCAACAAACGCTGCTGGCACCACGATCAACTACTCGTGGGCGAATGGCGGACAAGGGCCGCTGATCTTCCGCAATGCGTCGATTGCGAACGTGATGACGCTGGATTCCTCCGGCAACATCGGCGTGGGAGTTGTGCCGAGTGCGTGGGGAAGCCTCAACAAAGTAGTTCAGGTTGGACAGCTTGCGTCCGTTTATGGACGGGCCAACTTGGGATACTACGGCACAAAATTCAATTTGTACGATGACAATACCAACAATATTGCCATTAGCACAAATTTCGTAGGTGAATATCGGTTTGAGGTTCTAAACGGAAACCACGTTTGGCTCAACAAATCGACCGCAGGAAGCATTGGGGTAGCCCAGACTCTCACCCAAGCGATGACGCTCGACACCCTCGGAAACTTACTTGTCGGTCTTACCACAGCCGGAACCACCGCTGCGAAGACTATCCAGATTTCCAACGGAACCGCTCCTACGGCTAACATCGCTGGCGGTCAACTCTACGTTGAGTCCGGTGCGTTGAAGTACCGTGGAAGCTCTGGAACCGTCACCACAATCGCAGCCGCCTAATCCATACCACCATGAACATCTCTTGGATCATCGAACGCCTGTTGGTCAAACCGACCGAAGGCACTCACGCCGACGTCGTCGTCACCGCCGACTGGCGTTGCAACGGCTCGCAGGACGGCTACAGCGGCACTTGCTACGGCTCCTGCTCGTTCGCTGCGCCCAGCGGTGACTTCACGCCTTACGAGGATCTGACAAAGGATCAAGTCCTCGGCTGGTGCTTCGCCAGCGGCGTCGATCAAGCGGCGATTGAGGCGAACGTCTCCGCGCAGATCGAGAACCAGATCAACCCGCCGGTCATCGCTCCGCCGCTGCCGTGGGTGCCGAAGGAAATCGTTGCGAAGAATGATGCTGTCGCTAAGATTCCGACGGCATGATTAAAATTGAACTGACTCCCGAACAAACCAACGCCCTGCTGCAACTCGTTGAAATCGGAATGAAGGCTGGGAATATCAACAATATCCGAGCCGGACTTCCTCTCTTCGAACTCATCCTAGAAGCTGCAAAACAGCCGTTTCAGGAAGTTGCCGCTAACTAACAACGCACGATGACGGACCACCACGCTTTTATCAGAGACATCTCAATCGGCGTCGGTGGTCCGGCCATCGGCATTCTTGGAAACGCAGTATTCTCCGATCCGAATCTCAAGACTGTCTCATTGGCACTTGGCGCGCTCGCCGCGCTTCTCACTTGCGCCGTGAAAGCAGTAGAACTCTACCGCAAATTCAAAAACTACAAATGAACCCTAACATCGCCTCTCTCATCCGCCATGTCCTGACCGCTGCCGGTGGATTCATCGTTGCAAAAGGATTGGCCAGCGCCGATCAGGTTACTGAAATCGTTGGCGCTATCGTCAGCATCTTCGGTGTCGCCTGGTCGATCATCAACAACAAGAAGAACGCTTCGAAAACTGAATAAATTATGTTTGGAATGCTTTCATCTCTGGCGAAAGCCACTGTCGGCGTTGTCATTGAGACTCCGATTTCCATCTTTCACGACGCCGTAAACAAAGGTGTTATGTTGAGTGAAGACGATTGGCGTACCGAGCAGGCAATCAGACGCATTCTTCAAAACATTGAGGACGCAACAGATTCTGAATGAACTTCTTGGCCGACTTGGTGATGAAGTTGGTCATTTGGCTTCACGCACTGACGACCAAGGACATTTCAAGTGAAGACGCAAAGAAACAACCTGATCTTAAGCGCGGTCTTCTTGATCGTGTGCGCGAGCATGAGCGTGAGCTGCGCAAGCAGAGTGATTTACGTCCCCCACGGTGAGCCTGTGCGCCTCGCTGAAGATGTTGAGGCTAAGGTTTGGGTGGTTGACGCGAACGGCAAAAACGTGCGTAGTAATAACCGCATCACCATCCATGAAGGTTGGTATGCACTTCCAAAAGAATGAGCAACAACGCACCGTATAAAGGTTCTCCCGCCGTCGGTGGTGGCAGCGGACCTTACAAGCAGTCTCCGCCGCCCAAGCCTTCGGTCAGGCCGTCTCCAAAGCCGGTTCCGAGCGGCAGTGGTCCGTACCGAGGTGGTAGCGGCCCGTATCGAGGTCGGTAATTCAAACGAAAATCCCCCGGTGGCCAAAAAACCATCGGGGGATAATTGTTTAGCGTCCGAGCGACTTCATCACGCTAGCGACAAAGTCCTCGCTCTTGGAGGCATTCGCATTTGCCGGTCGATAACCTCCAGATGTCGCCTTTGAGGTAACTCCCGGTTCGCTTCCGCGATACTTCGATAGCTCAGCTTGTAGGCGCTTATTTACCTCAACCTGAGCATAGAGCAGTTCGCGGTACTTTGGCGCGGCAGCGGCCCACAAAGCGGCCTTAGCAAGATCCTCTTCGCTGTTCTCGCCGTTGAAGATTTGCTGGGCAAGGCTAAGTCGGCCATTCAATTCAGTGTTCCATTCCTCATCGTTCTCACGCGGCTCAAAGATTTCGAGCGAGCGAGCATCGGTGGAAACCTTCTGCCAGGTCTTATTGGCCGACTCTAGTGCAGCCTTCGTACCCTCCTCGTTGTCCTGTTTGTACTTGGAGATGACCGCATCGTAATCAGCCTTCGCCTCAGTCAACTCGGAAGATCGTTCGCCATTGATTTCATCGTACTTGACGATCAGCGCACCGAGCTTGGCCTTCTTGGACGGCGAAAGACCCTCAACGATGTCGTCGATCTGAGAGTTGCGATAGTCGCTATCGGGCGATTTCAGCAGCGAAACGAGCCGCTCACCGTCGGTTCCGACAAGGTTCTTCACCGAATCGAACACGCCGGTAATCTTACCCTCGTACTTCTTGATGAAGTCAGGGTGACGCTCGATGTCCAGCAATCGGACACGCTCGGAAAGCGCATCACGCTCTTCCTGCAAGGTCTTGAGCTGCGATTCAAATTCAGGATTCGTAGACTTGCCAGCCTTCAGCTCGTCCAATTGCTTAGCCAACTGCGCCTTCTCCTCCTTGATCTTGCGGAAAGCGTCAGCGGCTTTTGTGGACTTGATCGTCTCAGGAATGTCCGCGTCGTCCGGCGCTGGCGAGGCGGGTTCGGCGGCGGTTTTCTTGCTGCCAAACATCCGCTCAATATCCATCTCGGATTTACTGAGCTTGGGGGGTGTATTGTCCGTCTTTTGCGGAGCCGGTGTTACCGCTTTATCGGCAGGAGCCGCGTTATCAGCACCGATTGCCTTGAAGGCATCGATAAACGAGCTTCCAAATTCTGGGGTCTGGTTATTACTGACGACGGGTGAGTTTAGTGGTTCTTCCATATTTTGTTAGTATTGCTTGTCAAATGTCGCTTCAGGTTCCTTCGCTGTTTCGAATACAGCCAATTTGCGAAGGTTTTCAAGACAATGCGCGTAGCCAGCGGTTACACCGGCAGCGAAAATAATGTCCGATTCCTTGCTTCCATGAGACGGCATCGGCACCGGAATGGATTCCGAAACGATGCGAATGGCCATCCGAATGATCGGATTACGCATAATCGCAGCAAGCTCCGCCTGTTGACCCTCGTCCTGCCAAGCGGAAATGTTTACCTCAGGCAGATTCAGCAGGTCCTGCTTCGCTTGTTTGCTCGGGTTCTTCGTCAAGCCTCTTAGCCAGTTCATTGTATTTAGACTGTTGGTTTCGTTTCAGTTTATGTCGTTCGGGAATCGGATCGAGAACATCCGTAAAGTTCAACGGCTTCTCTTTGTTGACCACATCGCGCTTCGGTCGAATCACCTTCGTCACCTCAAGCAAGTCGGCCAATGGCAGCTTCATGTAACCGCAATCCACATCGTTGATGCCGTACGAGATGACGAAGTTGTTCTTTGCGCTGTCGAAGAAAGCGCCGCACGGGAACACGACCGCAGGCAATCCGGGCCACCAATCCTGCTGATTTGTGCCGGTGAGAAGCGGCAACGTCGTCATGCGAGCAATGCGGAATGGAGCCTTGGCCTCGAAAGCGTATGCACCCATGTAGTAGCGGCGCTTGCCGTTGATCCAGGGCAATGAGCTGTGGAAGAAAGTCCAATACAAGCCGTCCGCGTAAATGGGATTGGTTCCGCCACGAACCTCGCCAAACTTCCAGAGCGGATTGAACTCCTCGGTGACGTATTCGGATTCCTTCTCTAAACGCCCATTAAGGCGTACTACGACGTGAGGACTGGCCGAATACACCATGTGTGGCGCGTTGTCGTGGACGAAGAAGAGCCAGTTCTTTTCATGGCCATCGTTGATCATGGCCTGCGCGTAGTTGTTGCCGTAGATCGGATCAAACCGGCCCACGTTCAGGAACTGCTTATCAACCAAGAACATCGCCTGATGCGCGTAGCTCTTGAACGGAACGAACGTGCAACAGCTCAGGCCGTACTTGTCGCCGAACTTCACGACACGCGGATCTTCGAACTGCTCGTTCGGATAGTTTGCCGTGAGTTGAAGGATCGACTTTTTTGTGGCTCGTAAATCTTTGCTCAACTCGAAGGCCACGATGTCGTTCTTTTCGACGTAAACCTCCTCGTCCTTCTCCCGCTTGTTCCGGCAGCGACGAGTGAAAAGCATGATTCGTCCATCTGTCTCCTGCATGATGGCAGGATTGAAGTAATACGTCCCGGTTTCATGCGGAAGAACAATTTTGCCAACCTCCCAATCGGTCTGCTCAGCCAGCTTGGGGACATCATTTTTTGCGTAGCTCATTAGAAACTCGGCTGCGAATTTGACTTCATCGTATTGAGAAAGCCAATGATCGCGCTCCTCGCGGACCTCGGTCAGATGCTCTTCATGCTCCTTGGTGCGAATCTCCAGCGTCTTGCGGAGGTCTTCGATCTGCATGAGAAGATCCGCAGGACCATCGCCACCATTGGCGAAGCGTTTGAGTGCTTTGAGGCTGATGCTTCGGATTATGTCTTTCATCTTTTTTTGTACACACGGGTCTTCCCGTTTTCCAGATACGTTACATGGTCAAACTTAAATTTTATCAGCTCTTGAACTAGCTTCATGGTTTCCCAGTTCGCGTCGTCCATTATGAAGTATCCGCCAGTCTTGATACGCGGAGTCCAAGCAATCACATCGCGGCATGAGTCCCATTCAGTGTGAGCGCCATCAAGATGCAGTATGTCGATTGAGTTGTCGCTGAACTTGAACGAACCGTCCCACGAAGTATCCCTGTAAACACGCAGGTTTTGATCAAGCTCAAGATTCCTGAAGTTCCTGAGAAAATTGTTGTAGATTGAATCAAGCTCCCATTGCTTCTCGGTCAAGTTTGCGCTGTATCCATTTTCGGACATCGCGGATTCGCTCCAAGGATCAATTGCAAACACTTTGCATTGATGAACAAGTGATGCCGCGCAAAAGCTGGCAAGACTAAGACCCTGCCAAACACCAACTTCGACCACGGTTTCCGGCCTCGTCTCAAGGACAAGGTCGTACATGTACCTGCTCTTCTCCTCGAAGGTCCAGCCGTTGAGTTTAGAGCGAGCTTCGATTACTTTTTCCCAGGCGTCAGGCATAAGAGAATGTGCTTGGTTGTCCGTTTTGAGTGGCTAGAGGGGGAATCAAGCAGTAATGAATCATGCTTGGCAGAGTCTTCTTCTGAAGCTGGATGTCTATCGGGGCGTACATCCGCTCATTTGTTTCGATCAGATGCCCAAGCATAGACTTCTTCACGAGGTAAGCGTGAGTGCAAAGAGGCGCTCTAATTGAGTTCGCTATACCTTCTGAAACCATAGTGTGGTCATTGCCAAGACAGCAGTGGCCAACAAAAACAAACTGCCAGTCTTTCGGAAGCCGGTTTATGGTGTTCATAAGCTTCTCTTTGAAGCCTTCGCAAAGATGAACATCATCCTCAACGATCAAAAAGAAATCGTCTGGAAGGTACTGGGCAATGCGCCAGATGACGTAATGGGAAAGCGAGCATCCCAAGACAGGCTGGGAAATCTTGTACGGAGGGCCGTCTTCAGGTTGCCAATTTGGCTTGTCGTCGAGGTACGCCAGTTTGGTTTCCAATCCCATCTTTGAAGCGTGAATCGCGTCGAACAGATGGAATTCTATGCCGTGTTCCTGAAGGTGCTTGGAAACATTTTCGCGCCTTTCAGTGGCAGCTTTAAGCGAAACGCAAAACGTAGTTGGAAATTTCATAGGTACTTGTATGCATAGTGCGAATAGGTAAACTCTCTTTTCAAAATCTCTTCATCAGTCAGACTGTTCATTTTTTTCTTGTGATAAGTGCGCCACAAATGGGCAGTCACGCATCCTTCAAGTGAATGGATTCCATCCCAGTATCGACCACTTCCGCAGTGAATGAAACCTAGCATTTCAAAATCGACAGGATGACAAATGGTGTTGTCTTCTTTCCAGATTTGATGTGGCCACTCAACTGCTAGGGTGTTCCAAGAATAACCATCGTAATCTTGAGCTTTTTGCAGCCATTTCCAGATAAACCTGCTGAAAGGCTTGGCAAAGATAATCGCGTTGCAGAGTCCAATGGTTCCTGATTCGCAGAATTCGTGGCCAATTACAGCTTGATGGTCGAACCACTTCTCGGGAAACGGAGCAATCGTCAACGTGTCAGTGTCGCAGTAAACACCACCCATTGCGTACAAGACGCTCAACCTGATCAAATCAGTCCGATTGGCGTAATGCCCAACAACCCTATCATTCCAAACCAACGGATTGTCGATCAGCATCACCTTGACGCGGACTTTTTGGATCAGCTTTTCCCAGTGTTCACCTTTTGGCTCTTCAGGACACCAAAGATGCACCGTCCAGTCCGGGTTGTTGATTGCGGCAGAAGCTATTGCAAGCCTGTCGCAAATATGGAAGCCGTCGTCACCAAGACCGTGTACGAAGTGTATGTTTTTCATCCCTGTCGCGCCAAGTTAGACTCAGCAGTTGCGTTCGCTCGTTGAATGTCCGCCGTCGTCTTCGCATTCCGGCGAGCCAAGTCGGCCATCGCCTTCGTGTTCTGACGCTCAATGTTTGCCATAGTCTCGGCATTCTGGCGAGCGATTTTCGATTGAACTTCCGCGTTCATCACGGCGGTCTTCGGATCGACACCCTGCTGAATCGCCATTGCCTGCTGCTGCTGCGCCATCGCTTGAGCCTGCTCCTGAATCAACTGACCAAGTTGTTCGATGGTCTGACTAAGCATCTGCAACTGCTGCGTGTAAGCCTCGACCTGCGGTCTGCGCGTAGGATCGGTGGACAAACGCTGGAGATGATCCTGAACGTGTTGACCGATGCCCTGAAGGAAGAGAACAATCTCCTGCGGATTACCACCCTGCTGAAGCGACGAAGCAGCCTCGTTCGCAGCCGCAAGATGCGTGTCGATGTGGACGATGTGATTCTGCGTATCGGTGACGACCGCCATGTTGCCCTGGCGCAGCGATGAATGCTCAAGGACGGCCAGAGCGGTCTGATCTTGAATCTTCGAAGTCTGCAACTGACTCGGCAGATAACGATCAACCATTTGCTGACCAACCTGAGCGGCGATGTAGTCCTGCAAGAGGTTAACTTTGCCACCCTCAGGCAACGATCCAAGAAGTCCGAGGAGCGAGCCAAGAAGCTGTTGTTTCGCAAACTGAGAACCTTGGCCAACGGTGCGAGTCGCCTCAACGTAATCGATGTCGAGCATGGCCTGCTGCGGAACACCGCGTTCACGGCAACGACGTTGGAATTCAATGGCGTCCTTATCCGAGCGGGTAATCGGATTCAGATTCGGATTGGAGGCGCGGCGATACCGCTCCTCAAAGAAAGAATCGAGCTGCGCGTAATACCGGCTCAACTGCGTCTTACCGATTGCTGACTGCTGTGCCACGATGGCTTGGACTTCATAGGCCGTGCGCGGGTTGCCCTGCGGCTTGCTGAGCGATTGGCGATACTGAGAGAGATTGCCTTGAAGAACATTCTCAAGGTCCGCGTTGACCGCCATAGGAGCATCCAGAACGCCAGCAATGTTTTGTTGAATGACTTCATAGTCGGGCGGGAGAATAGCATACGGTCCTTGCTGAACGACACTCGTCTTGCTGAGCGCATTGGGGTTGAGGGGGCGGAAAAGAATCTGCGTCCGGGCGAACGCGCTATCGACCATTGAGCAGCGCAGGCGATTCTTCAGCTCCATCGCCTGGAGCATCTTGATGCCCAAGCCTTTGACGCCGTGATGCTCGCCATCGCCACGATCGTAGTACATCGGATGAATCACCTGCTCCCACTTCTTGAAGCGGCGCAACTTCCGATACATGAAGTTCTCGCTGTCACGCTCATCAATGATGCAGTGGCTGATCTGACCATCAAATTCCTTGTAGAAAACATGACACATCAGTACCACCTCGGAACGAGCTGAGAAAGTGATGTCGTTCGAGCGAAGCTGACGCTGGAAAAACTCCCAGTCGTACTGAACACCGGAGCGGTATGGCTCGGGCATTGCAGCGCGAATCCGCTGACGGACATAATCGACATTCCACCCAGCGGCTACCGCTGCTTTCTCGTCCTGAATCTTCTCGAACAGGTCATCAACACCCATGCGAGTGCGGACGCAGGCCACCTTCCAATCACTGACATTCGACTTGGTTCCATCGGGAACAAGAAGATCCGTCGCCATGATGGCTTTGCAGCGCCAGTTGGTGCTGTCTTCAAAGATCAGCGGACCATCACCAATCAAAACCATCTCGCGCTGAGAGAGCTGAACGATGTAATCGAAATCTTTGTCGAGCTTCTGAAGCCGGTCGAACTCCTCGGTGATGATCTTCGACCAATCCTCCCGCTTATCCATGTCATTGCCGTAAGCGGTGCGAATGTTTGCGTAAGTCGGAACCTCAGCAAACACATCGTAGAAGGCTCCCATAGCCAACGAAAGAAATGCTTCCGACTCGCGGAAGTTGACATTGGTTCGGAACGCTTGGTTGTTACGTCGAAGCTCTGCCGGATTGTATGGCGGATTGCCATCGACTAGACCGCGCAGTTTAGCCCGAGTGCTATTACGAAGCTCGTCGGCCATAATGAGCTTCTGGAAGATTTCACGCGCTGATGCCGCGTCGGCTATGCGCGTTTCTGGCGCTTTACCGTCTTCGTTGAGGGTTTCAAGCGGCAGTTGGGCTAGGTTTCCGTACATGGTCGTTTTTTCCAGCAGTGGGCCGGAAGGTTTTTGTTCTCTGTAGCGTCCGTAAATTTATGGAGCGTTTCAATGGGAAACCACACCATGCTTCTGATAAAGCAACCGCAAAATTCGCAGCTTTGAAGGCTTTCGTCTAGGGGTGTGCTGCCATGCTGGGAAAAGGTTTTGACCGCTTCTTTCAGCACCCGAGCGTTGCATCCCGTGCATCCGAGCGGCTTACGGTTGTAGATACATGTCGAGCAGATTGACGCTCTTCGAGTCGCTTCCGCTTGGCTTACCTTGCCTCCACCAACGGTCAGACCGTGCAAGAGGCTCATACTAAAGCGGATTACATCGCCAATTTGCAGAGATTTACGTCCTTCTGGCTTACGGATTTCAACCTCGTTGTACATACAGTCAGCACCGTTACGACACGCATACTCGGTGATTAACGTGTCGAGATTTTCGGGAATTTTAATCGCGTTGGCGGTGTAATGGTTACGAACGAAACCATGAAGCTGCGGCCAAGATCCTGCCATGATTTCAATGCCGGTTTCGGGAACACGATAATGCCACCCGCCAGGTATGACCATGTGTTCGTTCAACACTTTGTATCCGGTAAGGTTGCTGTTCATAAGTCGTGGTAATAAATTGAATCAGCATCTCGAACGAGTTTTTCCCAGACCTTATCCATTCTGCTTGCTCGCGGTTCAAATGCGGCGGTTTTGCGGACTAGATCAAGCAAGACTACAGCAGCGTCGGCCAAGTCGGGCGATTTTCCGGTTCGTTGCTTCATCACCGTTTTGGATTCGACGCTTATCTTTCGCTTGGAATCGTCGAACATTCGACCGCAGAACTCCTGCAACGTCTCGATGTCCATGCCGCCAACACGCTCCTCGACGACCCATTTTCGCATCGAGAACCAGAGTTCTGTCACCTTGCGGTCGTATGCTTCATTGCATGGCCTACTGTCCTCGTCGCTGACCGGGATGGTTGACGGAGAACCACCAAACTCAACGCGATGAACCACGCCCCATTCGCGAGTCAGAATGTCGGCCAATCCACCACCTTCACCGCTTGAATCCAGAGCGAATTTGTCCGGTGCAACGCCGCGCTTAGCGCATTCCTCTTTAACTCGATTGGCTATTTGGTAATGCACCGGCTCGGTCAGCGCGGCATTCGGTGAGATTTGAACTACATCACCAAAGAGTACACTCGCCTTGTCGTTTGCGGTGCCAATCTTGGCAAAGCGAAGGATACACCTGTCGCCACCAAATCCCGGATCAAGTCCGGCAACAATTTGGACATTGGTCGTAAACACCAAGTTTCTTGTAGGTGTGTGCGTCTCAATCAGTGATTCAGACAACACCGTCTTGACCATGCCGTCCGGCGCCCAGAATCCGCGAGTGTATTTCCAGAATGTAGGGCTTTGCTCGCCCTCATGTCGCATAGCGGATAACACCTGATCATGCGTTATGAGGTATGGATACTTTGTTCGCCCTTCGCTGATATTGGGCGATTTCATGCCGTCGAACCGTCGGCACATCCCGCGTTCGGTCAGCCAATGCTGATCCTCAATCGTGACGCTGCGCCACCCCTTTGCCGGTGTGCAGAAGCGTCCGTGCGGATCGTACTTCGAAGCAGGGTTTCCGATGACCAGCATCTTGAACTCGCGGCAACCCTTGGAAAGGTTTGTGCAAGCCTCAAACGCTGCCTCGGGGGTGTCCGTTGCTTCGTCGATGATGACCATCACCCGCTCGGCGTGAATACCTTGGATGTTGGCCACAGCCTTCGAGGTGTTACCTTCGGCGACGGCGATAGCGGAAATGGAATGGCGGTCGTCACCTTTGACAGCCTGTAAAGCCATCTTCGAATCGACCATGTTGCCTGGGAACCCGCGAGACTTACGGACCAGATCCTGAAGATTGGCCCACATACGCTTGCGGATCATCTTCGCGGTCGTCGAGGTCAGGACAACGGTGGACTTGGAAGGGTTGGCCAACCACCAGACGGTAGCGAAAAGTGTTGCCCCAAAGGTCTTGCCGGACGCGCCGCATCCCGCCCATCCAACGTAGTCGTGTTCGCAGAGACTTTCGACTTGAGCTTCAAGCCACGGATTCCAGCTCATCTTTGGCCAGAGCATTTTGGTGGCGTTAACAAAATGGTCGAAAGTACCCAGTCCGCCCTCATTGGGCTGGAGCCGGTTTCGAAATGCGTAAAGCTCAAGCTCAAGATCGGGTATCTTGACGGGTGAACGAATTCCGTACTTGTGCTGAATTAGTGGATGCTCAGTGGTTTGATCTGCCATTTTGACCTTGCGTTAAAGATTCGTGGATTCAGAGTTTTAGGAAGGTTATGCCTTCGCAACCATACTTCGGTTCATCCTGCTCGTCACCATGTGTGACGACTACCGAATGCCAGCCTTCAGGTGATGATTGTGCCATTATTGGCGTAATGACCATCAAAATTGGGGAGCAGTTTTCTGTTTCGCTCTTTGTTCCGGCGAATCCTCCGATTTCGTGGGCGGGAATTGTTGGCTACTCTCAGATCAGGGACGCGTCAGGCGTTCTCCTCTACAATTTTGGAACGGTTGCTGGAACCGTTGATGGCAGTGGCAATGCGACAATCAACTTTGTGGCATCTGGTGCATCGACTGCAATTTGGCCTGCTGGAACTTACTACGTTGATTTTTCGTTCGCGGTTGTGCCGACGTTTGGCCCGAAAACCACCGGAACCTACAAACTCATCGTCTGTGACGGAATCACAGTCATTCCATGAGTAGCTACGACATCTCCATCCAATTTGACGGAGCTGGAGTCGTATCAACGATTTCTGAGAACGAACTGGATTACACGCTTAACGTCGTAAACATCGTTAACAGCAATATCGGCCCACAAGGTCCGGCAGGTCCACAAGGTCCAGTTGGCCCTCAAGGTCCTATTGGTCCGACTGGCGCAACAGGCGCAACAGGCGCGACTGGTCCTCAGGGAAATACAGGTCCGCAAGGTCCGCAAGGAATCCAAGGCAACGTAGGCGCGACGGGTCCTCAAGGACCAATAGGTGACACTGGTCCGACTGGCGCAACCGGAGCAACTGGACCACAAGGTCCTCAAGGAAATGTTGGTGCTACTGGAGCCACAGGAGCAACTGGACCACAAGGGCCAATAGGACTTACTGGACCAACAGGTCCGCAAGGTCCGCAAGGTATTCAAGGAGATGTTGGGCCTCAAGGTCCGCAAGGTATTCAAGGAATTCAAGGTCCGACCGGAGCAACGGGAGCAACTGGCGCGACGGGTGCAACCGGACCAACAGGCGCAACTGGTCCTGCTGGCCCTGGCGTCATAACTGGAGGCGTTGCTGGACAGCTTTACACTAAAGCGTCTTCAACCGATTACGACGGCACTTGGGGAATTACAATCACCAGTGGCACAGCATCACCAAGTGGCGGATCTGACGGAGACATCTACCTTCAATACATCTAATTTATGGCCGACAACGTAGGATACACACCGGGAACAGGTGCGACGGTAGCCGCTGACGAAATCGGCGGAGTTTTGCATCAGAGGGTAAAAATTGGCGTCGGAACCGATGGTGTTGCCGTCGATGTATCGGAAGGAAACCCGATGCCGGTGGCTGCGTACGGAGAACTCATCGAAGCTATTGAGGCGCTCAGGATGGCAATTCAGGCGCTGACTCGAAGCGGCCTCGGGCAATCAATGCCGGACACAGCGCAGCGCCTTCGTGTCGTTGTGGACGCAATCACATCCGGTATCACGCTGTCGACCGTCACAAACGTTGGCGCTGTCGCAACAGTAACCAACCAAACCCAGATCGGCGGCTTGGCGGCTACCGAGCAAATCCCGTCTCTCATGCGCCTCGGCGCAGACGCTTCACGTAACAACATCATTGTCAACTGACCAACTTTTCGCATGCCTACGACCAACGGAAACCGAAAGATTCTCGACCTCAAACGCTGGGAGTTTCTGACTCCTTCGCCGAACTCCACCGCTGCTGCGACGTTCATGGTGTCATCCCGACATTACCGGCAGCAACAACTTCACGTTCTCGGCAACACAACCGCCAACCTTTACAGTCCGATGGAGGACGGATGGATTGCTTTGCCGTCTCCCGGCCTTGCCGGAACTTTTGGCGCGGGAGCTTGCGGAGTGGCTGGATCGTTTTCTACCGGAACTACGGTGGCTGCGTCCAGCTTGACGGCCACGGCTGGAACAGTGTTAAGCATCACCACCAACCAAAACCTTCAG